TACTTACCAGCGGCCTTAATCTGATCCCAATACTTGTAAATCAGATAAGCGGCACCGACAACAGCGGCCACAAGAGCAACACCAAGGATGACCGGGAATGTTGCCACACCAGCCAAGAACGAAGTCGCGGAAGCAAGACCACCTGCAACAAAGCTGGCCAGACGGATAGCCGCCGACTTTACTTCGGTCGCGATGACAAAAGCGCCATATTGAAGAAAGAAGAAAGCGAGCGCTGCACGTTCAGCCGCAATACGAGCCAACGCCATAAACGGAACAAGCGCTAGCTGTCCAGCCTTTTGTGCGATGAACATAGCGCCGCCCGCAGCAAAAGCACCAACGGCGGAACCGATGAACTGTCCGACTGCAATTGAACCGAACTGTGCGGCGAGAGCTTGATAAGCAGGGACTTCCATGCCCTTCAAGATAGCACCGGAAAGCTTCTCACCGGCCTCGTCGAGACCTTCGAGCTTGAGCTTTCCTTCAACAACCTGAGTTGCCTGTTCACGCGTGAGCGTCTTGCCGTTTTGTCTAATGGCCTGATTGTCAGTTAACTGATCAACTGCTTGGGTTTTACGACGCTGAGCCATAAGCCCCACAAGCGCATTACCGCCAGAGAAGCCCAGAGCCGCGCCGAGAGCCCCACCGACCGAGCCGCCGAAGTTCCGCGCTCCTTCCTTCGCCGAAATGCCCGCTTGCCTGTTCTTCTCGGCCTGCTCGTCCCGCGCCTTCTTGAGCCGGTCAGCCGTGGCTGTCCCAGCCGTAGTGATTGACGTTTGACGATCTGTAAGCTTTGTTCTAAGCTGTTCAGCCTGAGCGGCCATACGAACATCGGGCGCTGCGGAACGAAGTGCAGCCGGAGAAGCCTTGGCGGCGTCCACAGCAGCGCGAGCACCAGAAGCACCGAGACGACCCTCAACACTACGCATTGCGGTGGTGAAGGTGTTGCCCGCTTGAGTAATCTGATTACCAATCCTTGCGGTGGCGTTGGACAAATTACGAGAAGCCAGAGCCATTTGTGCGTCGATACCCTTTACGGCTGCGACGTTGGCTAGCTGCTGACCCGCCTTTGTTGGCGCTACGGCGATGTTCTTTGCGAGACCGAGGAAATATTCACGAGCTCCCTTGAAGAGCAACGAGAGCTTCGTTACAAGCACAACAAAACCAAATGGATCCTTGGCGATGCTCTTACCGAGAATCACTTCGAAGATGCTTTGGATACCAGTGATCGCCTTGCTCGCACCCTTCAGAAAGAACTCGCTGACAACAGTGGGATCAAACATACGGGCGAAGGCAACACCCACACCGGTAGTGAACAAAGCCATGACGACGGACTTAGTTGTGCCCGACTTCATACCAAGCTGGATGGCGGCACCAATTATACCCGAGAAGATAAGTCCAAGCTGGACCTGCTTGTCACGAGGAATATGGAGACGATCCATCAAAGGCGCTGTGGTGCGATCAAGATTACGAGTCTTGACGTTACCGGTGAACTGGTTCTGTTCTTGGAAGAGGAAGTTACTGTTGATCCAAGCGCCGAGTTCTTTGACCTTACCGACCAAACTGAATCCGGCCAGATCATGAACTGACTTGTCGAATTTTTCAACGATGTCCCACATCGGGTTAACGACCTTAGGGCCGTACGCGTCGAATACATCGGTCAAGCCAAGCTGGTCACGGAACGCGTAAGCACCACCGATTGCGGCAGTACCGACAAGACCCGCCTTGGCGATCATTCCAAGGCCGGAACCAATCTTGCTGGTCGCTCCACCGAAGGAAATCGACGACAGAGCCGCCGTGGCACCCAAGGCAAACTTCTTGAAGAAGCCCAAAGGACCGCCCATAAGCTTACTGGTCCACGCCAGAATGCCTTCGATCAGATCAGGGATATAGGAGTGACCGATGACCTCGTCGTAAATCCACCAGAACCAATGCGTAACCTTTTGTGCCCACTCCTTGATCGTGTCGAGAGCAAAAGAAAGACGAGGAAAGAACTTGTTGACGTCGATGTTCTTAAGCGAAGAGAAAGCCTTAGTGATGCTTTCGCCCACATTGGAGAAAAGTTTAGACCAATCAAACGACGTGATCTTAGACCAGATCGCCTTGAGACCGTCCACGGCACCGTTGAAGATGCGCTTGAAATCAATGCGTGCAACCATGGCACCAAGCGTTTTGACAGTGCGCAGAAGAGACGCATTCATTCTCTCAAGCGTATCGGCCAGAGCGGTTGTGGCTTCACTCTTGCGTAACCAGGCAGTGAATCCGAAGAACATTGCACTGGTGGCCGCATAATACGACTCGACATACTGCATGATCGACTGATACATTTTGCCTGCGGCGACACCAATAGCTCCACCGCCTCCCGCCAGGAAGGTGACCAACTCCTTGAACATATCGACAAGGGCTTGTGGACCATCTTTGGTAATGCGTTCCCACATACCAACAAAGAAGTCTGTGACGTCAACCACAAATAGCACGGCTGCGGTCTTCGCCTTCAAGATATAGAATCTGAAATTGCGTGCGAAGCTGGCAATGCCCATGGCCCAGCTATTGATCATGTCGGCGAAGCCACCCATATTCGATCCAAAGATCGTGGTGGTCACAGCATCAAACAAAAGACCAAAAGCTGATCGTAAATTCTGAAAAGCATCACCGAACGTGACCTGCAAATTCTTGAACTTGGCGTTGATCTTGTCGGTCTGCTTGAGCAGGGCACCAAAGACATCCTTGGCGTAGAGCTTACCGGCATCGCGCAACTGATACAGCTGCTTGAGACTAATGCCCAAACCGTCTGTGATCTGTCGTGCGAGGAACGGTGCGTTCTCGAGAACCGAGTTGAATTCGTCACCCGCCAACTTACCAGACGCGAAAGCCTGAGAAAGCTGTGTGATGGCGGCGTTGGCGTTCTCAGCCGAAGTACCGCTGATCTTGAAGCCCTGGTTGATCGCGTTCGTGACGGCGGCGATCTGAGTTTGACTGGCACCAAGATCTCTGGAAGCCATAGAAAGCTTCGTAAAGAGTTGTGCCGTCGACCCAATGCTTGTCCGAGTACGAAGCGAGATATCGTAGATTGCGTTCAAGGCGCTCTTGGCCTGAACGGCATTCTCTGAAACTGAATTCAGGCTGTTCTTAAGACTCGTAAAGGAGTCAGACAACCGAGTGAAAGCAAGGATCGCGCCGGTGCCACCTGCGGCGAACGCGACTGCTGTTCCGATTTTCGTGAACTTATCTGCAATGCCTTGCGTCGACTTCTGGATGCCCAGCACAGAATTCTTGAGATCAGAAAGATCTTTACGTGCCTGAGTTGAATCAGACAGCGTTTGAATAACGACTGCCATATTTACATCCCTAATTTAAAACCCAAGGTCACTTGGACCCTGGGTTCGAAGGCTCCACAGACACAATTGTGCCGTATGGTTTACCGAAACGCAAAGCAATATGCTCGACAAAGAACGCGGGTGCCTGTTTAGAGGAACCATTGTTCAAGTATTCGATGTAGCTTGCATCATTTCTTACTCGAAACCTAGGGAACGACCCTTCTATGTGCCAGACGCTGCTGGCATAGCCGGTATCCTTTGGTGTTGCTCTTTTGAGCAGTGCGAGCATCACAGCCAATTGAAGCTGCATATTTGTTTTCGACACACCGTCAATCTTAGACTGTGCCGCACGAAATGTAGAATCGATGTTCTTCCAGTTAACCTTCATAGAGCCTCCAGGAAGTCCAGCTTCTTACCACCTTTCGCGTTCATAATTGCCTGATGTGCGAACGATCCCTTACGAGGGACACGCTTGTTGGCAGCGGCTTCATGCTTCTCCATCTGAGCGAGAGAGCTGAAGTATTCCCCCGGTTTCGGGTTCTTCATATTGCCGTTCGAGCACATAATGCGAAAAGCACGAAGGTCTTCGCGCCAACCATAGGGGCGCTTCTCAAAGAATTGTAACCAGAGAATGTACTCCGGAAACGACATCGTGCTGAGAAGCTCCCCAACGGTCTTACCTAGAGCCAACGCTAACTCGAAGATCGGAGTCAGCTGTGGTGTTAGCTCTACTTTCGATTTGGGTCCATACCACCGTACTTGAGGACTTCGTCGGACAGCTTGTTCAGGTCATCCATCGGGAAGACACCGAAGTCATCGTCTGTGAACTCAGCCGCAATGGGTACGCCGGTGCGCACAATACGCTTGAGAAGTTCGAACGACTGCTGAGGGTTCTCCGCGTCGATCTTGCTCGCTTCCGCCTGAATATCGGTGCACTCAGTCAGGGTGAGCTTGTTGATCCGCAGCTGCTTCTTCATGAAAGGAATCAGCTTGCTCTGACGCTCAGCGACAAGAGAACGGAGATCGGTAACTTCTTCAGTCATTCTTCTTTTCCTTGAAATCGTCTGCATTTGTCTTTTGGAAATCATCCAGCAAAGAGCGCAGCGAATGGAGTTTCATCAGCGTGTTCATGACTTCAATGGACTTAGGAGTATCCTTGAACTCTTCCCACCGGGCATTCGTCTTGTGAATGCTAACATCAATGCAACGACGTATGTGCTTGCAAGTCGCCTTGAGCACAAAAGCCTTGCTGAATGGTTTTGCTGTAGACATCGTATTCTTTCAATGAATGGGTGGCTCTGGTTTACGTTCCAGTTCTGCCCAGATTTATCCCTTACTGCGTTTTCTCTCAGGGACCACCCGTTCACCTTAGCTCGGATCGATCGTGTAGGCACCCACCATTTCGGTGAGCATCGAGATCGTCACAGTGGCCTGATTGGCATCAGTCAGCTGCGGATTGTACGTGATCGCTTCCAGCTTGCCGAGGAAGTAGAACTCGGAGTTCTCGATCTGACCCAGCTCAGCGGGGAGCGAACCCCAACCGTCCGTGGGTTCAGTGTTGAGCAGCGTGAAGCGGAATGCGCGCGTGATACCGTCCTTGATCATGTCGCCAAGGGTCGTACCCTTAGCCCATTCAGCAGGAACGTAGTTGACCGTCAGCTCGAAGGTCGGAGCGTCAGACTGACCCTGAATCTGCGCACTGGTGCGAGCACCATAACGCGGGACGTTGACGATGTTCGGCGGAACACCCATTTCGGGGAATTCACGAACGTTC